TCCTCATGAAGATGGTCAACCAGAAAACAGTTTCAAACATTGTACGTGTCCCAATTCTCAATTGTATAATGGATATCTGTGGAAGTGTCCTATGATATCCTATCTCAGAGAATCGTTAGAAGCAACGGGTCAACTAAAAGATCCAGAATGGCAGAAATATCTTGATTACAAACCAACAAGTATCAATGATAGTGCGGACGCTATCAGAAATTCATTTCAGGAGGTTCTAGAACCCCATGAAATCTGTAATATGTGCCCTGCTAAAGTGAAAGGTTACTTTGTTGCTAACAAACAACTTGATCCTAAACAGAAGAAAACCGTTGAAATGTTCAATCCAACGACCTATGAGTCCGTTTGATACTTATAAACAGTATCTTGCTTTCAAACAACATTTCACCAAACCGAAGTTTGATTACTTCAGGTATGGTGCTAACTCGCGGGTAAAACTTGAAACATTTTATAAGCGTAAGGACAGATATTTCTTTGAGAAGACCTCAAGGAAGTATAAAGATGATGAAGTAAAGGCATTCTTCCTTGCTAACTTCACAGCATCAGATAATCCTGATGGATTGTGGATTGGTGAGATGTCTCGCAATGGTGAGAAAGTCTATGAAGCGTGGCAAGCAAGGCAGCAAAGTCTTTACTATCGTTTCACACAGGAAGTCAGCAATCTTCTAGATGGATGTAAACTTGACGATATTTTTGTTGCAAAAGGTCACCCACCCGTGCTAAAATCATACCTGTCTGGTGATACTAGTATTGAGACCATGGCTATCCTAGATTTGATCTTTGGATATTGTAAGGATCTCGATAGTAAACTTGAAGATCCAGTATGGGAACGGGTTGGATTTAAAATTAAGAAGTACAAACCATTTCTAAATATTGATATCTTCAAATATAAAAAATATTTGAAGGAGTTATTGGAGCAACACAATGGGTAAGTTTTTTCAGTCGGATATCATTCGTGAAGAGTTGGAGAATATCTTCAGTATTCAGAAAGAACTGTATAAGGTCATCGTTGACTTTAGTTCCTTCAGTGATGCTGAAAAGAATGACCATATTGAGAAAATAAAACTACTTTTAAGTAAACAAGAAATAATGTGGACCAGACTTTCTTTGTCTGATGATCCAGAAGCACTAGAAATGAAGGAAAAAATTCGCATGACTTCAGAAGCTATGGGATTTAAAAATGTCGATATGAATGTTATCTTTAGGAGTATGCGTAAGACGCTGGATCAGTTGCAGGCACGCCTTGACGCTTCCTAAATACAGTGCTATACTATGTGCAGGTGATCAATCCAATTCAATCCACCTAATCCTCCCTAATATGTCGTTTTCCGATCTGAAGAAAAATTCCCGTCTGGGCAGCCTGACTTCCAAACTCACCAACGAGATTGAGAAGATGAACAAAGGCAGCACTGGCGGTGCTGATGAACGTCTGTGGAAACTGGACGTTGATAAAGCAGGCAACGGTTATGCTGTTATTCGTTTTCTGCCTGCTCCCAATGGCGAAGAACTACCTTGGGCAAAGGTATGGTCACACGCCTTCCAAGGTCCTGGCGGTTGGTATATCGAGAACAGCCTGACTACCCTTGGCGGTAAGGATCCCGTCTCAGAGTACAACCGTATTCTATGGAACAGTGGCAGTGATGAAGATAAAGAGCAAGCACGTAAGCAGAAGCGTAAGCTGACTTACATTGCTAACATCTATGTGGTCAAGGATCCATCCAACCCCCAGAACGAAGGCAAGGTCTTTCTCTACAAGTTCGGCAAGAAGATCTTTGATAAGATCAGTGCTGCTATGCAACCCGAGTTTGAGGATGAGGAAGCAATCGATCCGTTCGACTTCTGGAAGGGTGCTAACTTCAAATTGAAGGCAAAGAACGTTGCTGGTTATCGTAATTACGACAGCAGCGAGTTCGCACGTCCCGGTGCATTGCTCGATGACGATGATGAACTGGAAGCAATCTGGAAGAAGCAGTATTCGCTTGAAGAGTTCACTAAGCAGGACCAATTCAAGTCCTATGATGATCTTGAGAAGCGTATGAACGATGTCCTCAATCCTAACAAGTCTCGTGTTGTTTCTTCCGAAGTCTTTGATGAAGAAGAGGAAGTTCAGACCAAGACAGTTGAGCAAATCAAGGAAGAAGCAAAGGTTGCATCATCGGCAAGTAGTTCTGATGATGACGATGCACTGTCATATTTTCAGCGCCTTGCCGAAGAGTGAGGCAAATTCGACTTTTAGTTTCAAAAAAGTCGAGAAAAAATCTCCGCCAAAAATTTGCAAATAGGTTTTTTCAGGGGTCAAGCAATTGACCCCTTTTTTATGCAAATGGGTTTCTTACAGCAGTCACGTCACTTTCAAATTTCTTCTGATCACCTTCATAAGAAATACGATCAACATAATAGTTTTCGTAAGTTAGATTGACTGTTGTTTGAATTAGTTGTGCTCCACCATATTGCAGTGGTGCAGGAACAACACTTCTAGGGAATGCACCAGTCAAATTATAAGTGATTGTGCTTGGTGGAACTGATAGATTTGCCTCTACAGTATCAAAGTCCTCATTTGCTTGAATAATTAGTTTATTGCTGTCTGAGAACGCTTCCCGACTAAATGCAGAAATTTGTACGTTGCACTTGTATTCTTCTGGGTACTTCATTTTTCTGTATGAAGCATCCGCATTAATTCTTTCTCTTGTAGAAGAACCATGCCCACCACCCGCAATATATGTTGGTGAGATGAACTCTAACCAAGCATTGAAGAGGTCATTAGTATAATAGTCTTGCTGGGTGAAGAATACTAATTGAATATCTGGAAATTGTCTATAATATGCATACTTACTAACAACACCCTGTCTTAGACCCCTTGCTTCACCAACTTGTAGGTCAGAACCTGGAAGAACTGCTTGTGAGCAGAATAAAGCCATGTAATCGCCAGGATTACTTGTAGTATTGGGTCTGTGCTGATTGAGAAAATTTTTCAGGTTACCCGATGTGGTATTGAAGTCAATCCAGACATCATATAGGTTGTTAAACGCTGGTACAATGCTATTTTTAGCACCTAGATTGTACAATTCCCACGACGGCACATAGTATCTCTTTTCTGTAATTACATTTTGACTACTCTTTGCCATCTAAATACAAGGACGTTTATATAGTATGTATGTCGTATAAGGGTAAGTTCCGTCCAAGTAACCCCAAGAAGTACAAAGGTGACCCAACGAACATTGTTTATCGTTCGCTGTGGGAACTTAAATTCATGAATTATTGTGATAAAAATCAGAATATTCTGAAGTGGTGGTCGGAAGAACTTGCTATTCCTTACAAGTCACCCATCGACAATAGAATTCATAAGTATTTCCCAGACTTCTATATCAAATATGTTGATAGTAAGGGGAATGTAAAAGAAAGTTTGATTGAAATCAAACCTGCTAAACAAGTCAGGGAACCCAAAAAGCAGAAAGTACGATCAAAGAAGTATGTGTCTGAAGTAGTTGAATATGCTAAAAATCAGGCAAAATGGGAAGCAGCAAAAGACTATTGTGATGATCGTTTATGGGAATTTAAAGTTCTAACGGAGCACGAACTTGGAATATAAGTCAGAGTTTTCAAAATCTGAAATAACATCTATCGTCAAAGTAGGACATTTGATGATGTTTCGTTATGAGGCAGTGACTGCTAATAAAAGAGCATATGATAGAAACCCATTGTGCTACATCGTCATTGATGAGGATGAAATATTCTATGGGATGAATTTGCACTACTATAAACCATCAGAAAGACTTGCTATTGTGGAAATGTTGCAAGAAACACAGCAAAGTGGTAACCAAAATTGGGAGTCTTTCTTCTTTGGTAGCAAAGGGTTCCATAAATACCTGAAGAATGAAGTAGAAAGTAACTTTATAGATATTGCCCCTACCGAATGGGGTAAAGCAGTAGAACTTCCCGCTGCTGAGTTTGTAAGGTCTTTCCGTGGAACTGAAATGCCCGTCAATCCTAGGAGTATCTGGTAAATGGCTTGCAAACCGATCATAAACGAACCTTGTGAAAAAACGCTTCAGTTTTATGTTGATGGGAAGAGATATAGTGCATATGTTTCTTATGATACTGGTGGAACAACTTTTCTGAAAATTCTTCGCATTAAACAACATAACCCGGGACTTTTTGGTATTAATGATGTAACACTTACACCAAAGCAACCGGGTGGTGTTGATGATGAATTTGAATATCTACTTGCAAGAACAGAACTTCAAGATGTTTATAGAAGAGATCTTAGTGCGCTGAAGGCAAGAGTCAATGCTCTTAGTGGAAATACAAAGGAAGTTGTAGAAGAGGCATTATCTCGTTCTGGTCCTCTTAACAATAACGGTATCACTGGTGCTCAAGAAGCGTGGAACAATACAAACGCGGGAACGAAACAAGGACCTATATTCAATCCAGCACCAAACCCAGGCACTGCTGTACCAACTGCAGGACCTCCACCAAAGATCAATAACGTGGTTCTTCCAGAAGTTATCAAAAAACTTCAAGAAACTGCAGATCAGGAAAGGCAATTATTGTTGCTTCCTGGCGAACAAAGATTTGCAGTTCAATATCCTGCAGATGCATACTATGAAAATTCTCAGGATAGTGTAGTAATTGAGCAATTTACATATAGGGCACCTCAAGAAAGTCAATTGATTGGTGATGATGGAAATATCCAGACATCAAATCCATTTCAAACTTTTGCCCAAGGTCTCCGAAGAAATAAGAATTTAAGGGATTATGTAGGGACAGTAAGACTTCCTATTCCCAATCAACTTGGTATGTCTGATGAAGTTGAGTGGGGGCAAAGAAAAGCAAATGCATTTGAGGCAGGTGCATTTTATACGGGTATGGGTCTTGCTGGTAAGGCACTTACGGGAAACTTTGGGGGATTGTTTACTGCTGCTGGTAATGTTCTTAAACAAGCAGCAAGTTTTGTTGGTCAAGGTAATTTAAGTCCAGATACTCCTTCAGGAGTGCTACTCACAGCACTAGCGGCACAGTTTGGACTGAGTAAACTTGGTATTAATGTTGATCCTGCCCAGTTCATCACAAGAGC